CCTAAATTTGGGGCAATCACCTACGACAAGCACCGCGATATCAGAATCACGATCCTTAGGCGTAATCACCAAATGACCATCAGTCCAGGCAGTCCACTTAACCTCAATGTTTTCTGCAACATCTGCCATTGATTTAAATGTGTTTGCAGTAGGTTTAAAATTCATAATGCCCAGTGATTTTGCAACGGCAATCTCAGCGGCAATTGAACTTGATGCAATCATTATGTCCTTGAAATAATTGCCATTATTAGGGGTTATGTATGAATGAGAATGCCCATTTATCTTGGAATACTCAACCCGCTGCAATCCAACCTGGGCGGATAAGATTTCATCCGCCTGGGTCAGGTGTATTTCAATCACGGGTAATGTGTTTCAAATAGCATAATTTGCAAATAATCAAGCGTGAATCCACAATTGGGATCATGTCTATTTTGGCAAATGGCTCAAAACATGAATCACATGGTTGCGCCTGTTTATCATTGAGCAATTCACCCTCAGCGGTAATGTGAGCAGTCACGCCATTGCGTGTGAATGATATTCCGCCCATGTCAATTCCAAATCGGCTTGCAGGGATTGGTTTTTGACCCGCAAACAAATCCTGAATATGGCTTATTTGTTTTTGAATTGACACCTGATTTTGCCAGCATGTAGCCATGATTGCATTGGGGTGATTCCTGCGGAGCGGTGTTTGTAAGCACCTGATCAATGACTGAATCCAGGGTTTGACCCATTGAAACAAATTCATCATTAGATTGTGGCACTACGGTCAAATTAACCCTGCGCATTTCCTCAGCGGATGGGCGGGGTATGCCATCACTAAATTTGCTGATTGATCCCGTGTGAAGGCTGCGCCCAATTGCGCTGGTGGTGCAATTTTCTAATGGAAAGCGATTATTGTTTGACCTGATTTCCTCTGCAAAATCTGATGCAAATGGAATCATGTCCTGCAAATCTTTGTAAAGATCGCATTGGACAATGTATCGGCTGCCATCCTGATGAATCACTTTGACATCAATTCGCCCGTTTGGGTGTCGCATCCAAAATTTTTCAATTCTTTCAGCAACCGTTTCATAATTTTCAAGCACCATGATTGATCCTTGAAACCATCTCACGGGTGACCGCTAAACCCCTGGCAAACCCCCTGCGGCTGCCTTGCGTATCGCCCCGCTTGTAGCCCAGTTTTAAGCCCACTGGCAGCCCTATAAGCACCCCAATTAAGAGTGCTGCACCATTTATCATTTCATTGTTCATTTGTATGCTCCCGATCTAATCCCCCGCCTGATTGGGGGGTCAAATTAGTATGGCATCAGGGGCTGACAATCGGCAATGACCAACACGCGGATTGGGTCAATCAGATTTGGGTTTATCCCGTGGCTTTAATCCATTTCCAGCCAATACCCCGCCCAATGAGCCTGTCAAAAAAATTGCCAGGGTTTTTAACAATTCAATAAATGCCGCATCATTTGGGGCTTGCGCGCCCAATGGTTGAGTGACAAAAATCAAGGCATAAACAATTCCAATGGTCACGGTCAAAAATGTAATTGCCAGGGTGCAGCCAATAATCAAAATCAAGCGCGCATGTATATCTTGCGGATCAAGTCTATTTGCTGATTTTTTCGGTTTTTCCCAATATCGCATCAGTGCATGTTCCAGTGGCTTCGCATTGCGGTGGCTTGCATTCAGGTTTTTCCCAATTTTTAAATTCTTGGCATTCATATCTGATCCACCCATCATATCCACACCCTGAAAGGGCTGATGAAATAAACACCAGCCCAATCAGTAATTTCATTATTTTGTTGTATCTGCGCCCAATGAATCATTGGGATTCAAATACCTAATTAAAACGGGCACAATTGCAGCAACGCCACCCATTGCCATTGCTTGCAAATTACCGCCTGACATGTAAACCGCCAATGCGGCTGCAATATAAGATCGCAACCAACTGGCAATTACTGGTTTTAATTTATCCATTATTTACCTTTCACTAGGTTTAACTTTTCAATTAATGCAGCGCATTGCGCCTCATTTACTGAAACCTCAAAATGCATTTCATCCTTGCGGTTTTTGTAATCCCCACCCCAGGTTAATCCATATTTTTTGCATAGTGCTTGGATCATTACCGTTTGCATTGGCGTAAATGTGCCTGCATGACCCAATGGGTGCTTTGTTGCGTTTAAATCAATTGCAGTGCCTGATGAATGATTGCTAAGTTTGTCAGTTGCCCCGCGCACATTCCTGAAACAATAACCCCAATCATCCAATGCCCCTTCATCAATTGGTTCAATGTGCGCATGAAATTCCGCAGCAAATGTGACCAGCAATGGCGCAACCTTTTCAGCGCACCGCAATTTAATCTTTGTGCCTGGCACTGCAAATGACTTAATGCCAATTGCATTTTGATCCTCGGATGCAACCCAGCCATTTTGACTAAACATCAGCCCAGCAATAACCGTGCTTCATCAGCGGTCAATCCCAATTTGTCCAGGATTGCCTGGCGTTGAGCGGTTTTTGCTTCGGCTTCGGCTTGTCTTGCTGCATAATTAGCAGCATCTAATTCCATTTGAGCAATTTCCTCAGCGTTTGCATCTCTAATTATTTCCTCGCCAGTTGTTGCATTAACAATTTTTACCTGTAATTTTGATTTAGTCATTATTTCACCCCGTAAAGTAGGACAGTGCCGCCATTAAAACCTGGTGCTGTTGATAATGTTCCAAATGTAAATGATGTGATTGCGGCTGTTATATTTGCCGCAAAAATTGTGTTAAGTAATGTAATACCTGCTCCTCCTTGTGGTATATAACAACCATCTAATTTCATACTTTTTACTGTTGTTGCATTATCATAATTAACAATTTGAACTGTATATATACCATTTTGAGGTGTTGTCGCTGGATTAGAGCCAAAACCAGTCATTGATGTGGCTGAATAAGTTTTATCACTAGAAGGAGCGGCATTTAAAATACCTGAATAACTAGTGGTTGATATTCCATTCATCCTCCAATATAAACCGCCCGTGCTGCTTTGAGTTGGACTTTTTATAATCATAAATAAATTAACATATCCTGATGGAATTGATGAAATTGTTGTTTCTGTTCCAGATAATGTTGTTGTGCTAATTAAAGTCATTCCACCGCTTGCAGGTGTAGCCCACGAATTTGTTGTTCCATTTGTTGTTAAGTATTGTCCATTTGTGCCAGTGCCTAATCTTGCAAATGTTCCTGATCCAGTTGCCTGAATTAAATCACCTGATGTGGTAAATGCAGTTGCCATTGAGTTTGTGACTGTCACATCACCTGATGTGCCACCACCACTAATTCCAACACCTGCGGTCACGCCTGTGATGTCACCTGCATTTGGTGTTGTCCATGTAAAATCCATGTCAGTGTTTGATGTCTTAGATAATAATTGCCCAGTTGTTCCGCCCAATAAATCTTGCATTGATGTTGCAACGGCTTGACCAAACACCTCAAAATCGGCTGGTAAATCCGTTACTAAATCTGTATTTTGTGGCATTTGCCAACCAAATGGCGTTGTTGGATTACTCATTTATTTGCTCCTACTCTATTAAAGAATTGTAGCATTTGCCCAATCCAATGTTGCGGTGACATCCTGCCATTGTTCAACAATTGGCACATTTTCCCATCTGAATGCTTGCAGGCTAAATGCCAGGGGTGACACATTCATGGTCAGTGATAATTCATTGTAAGCGGCTGAAAATGTCCAGCCCTCAACAAATCCCAAAAACTCACCTGAATTCATGTTCAGTGGCAAATTGGAAACCCTAAGCGGCTGCCCCATAAATGTGTTTATCAGGGCATCCCGATCTGAATCATCAATTTCGGGGTTGGTCAGGTCAAATGCAAATTGATTAAATTGGGCATTTGGGTATGCCCTCAATTCCAAATAAAACGCTGCCTGTGTTTCGGCATCCGCCTGATTGTGCAATGTGGTATTTATGATCTGAGATAAATTACCGTATAAAGCAATTGATGCAGGGTCAGAATCTGTGACCTCATTATTAGAATTTGCCCCGTATTTTAAAGTTATTGAATTTCGCACATCACCACTGCGGGTGCGTATTTGTAGATTTTTGCCATTGGCTTGATTGGCATCTAAATCCACATAACCGTTTGCTGATAAATATTGGCTGCGGTGTGTGGAATCTGCATAAGAAATTCGCCCCTGCGAATCCTCATAAAGTTGCCCTAATCCTGATGTGGCAAGCCCTGCAACCAATGAATAAATGTCAATCACGCTGGATGATCGGGCTGCTAAATCAAAATCACCTGGCTGATCAATTTCACCCAATCCATTATTTTCTGCATCCTGCCATTGCACGGTTGGATCATAGGCAGCCCATGTTTCAGCGGCTGGCACTTGCTGCCATTGATTAAACAAAATCTCTGATAAAACCCGATAAATCTGATCACCATCAAATTCGTGTGGCAAAATGCCTGTAGTAATAATTCTAGGCAATCGGCTTAACGCACCCAATGCAATCATTGTGTATGTCTGAGCGTATGCAACTGAGCCGATCTCTGACACGCTAATTGTCAAATCAGTAATTGTTCCGCCAAATATCGGCACAAATGTTGCAGTTGAATCCTGAACTGAAATTGATATTGATTCATTGATGGCAAATGTGTAATTGGTTTGATCCAAGTTAATCAATTCAATATTGCAATAACCTGCATTTGCTTGACTGTAAATGTCGGTGCGCCCGCTGGTAATTGTTAAATTGCTCAGAATTAAATTGGTGTAATCAACACCATTAATTTCCAGTTTCCAAATTGGATTCCATTGGCTCATTTAAGCCCCTGCAATAAGTTGCCACCGCCCGTGCCCCGATAAAATCCCTCATTTTGTAAATCTATAATGGCGCGTTTCGCACCCTCAGGATCGCCAACAATGCCCATGTTCACGGTGATGTTTGTTGCACCTGGTTCATTGAATGGCGTTCTGATTCCGCTCAATGGATTAAATGCTGATGATGATTCCATTGATTGAACTGCTAATCCTTGCCTTTCCAAAATTGCAAATTCTTTTTGTAATGCATCCAATTGTTTTTGCGCAGTTTTTGAACTAATTGCATCAGTTGCCAGCAAAAATGTGGTATCAGCAATTTTATCCGACACATTTTGCAGTTTTTTGACTAGATCAGGCAAATTAACTGCGCCTGAAATCACTCCGCCAGTTGAATTACCTGATGGATTACTGCCTGATGGATTACTGCCTGATGGATTACTGCCTGATGGCTGAAATAATGGATTGCCTGCACCAAAATTGAAGTTTGATCCATTTCCTGTGACCCCAGCAACATTGAAATCACCCACATCAATGTCTGAGCGACCCACTAAATTCTGTGCGGCTGCTAAGACACCTGCGGCAATGGCTGCCGCTGCAACGCCTGCCAATGGATTTAATGCAAAATATGTTGCAACGCCTGCAACAATTGCTGATGCCTTTAATGCATTGTAAGCCTTAACCAATGCAGTGATTGCGGCAATTGTGCCCGTGACTGCTGCTGATATTTTGGACACCACAAATATTGTGCCAATGATTCCTGCCAATACAATTAATTCATCTTTTAAATCAATCACGGTTTTAATTACTGATTTGACACGCTCACCCCATGCAAATGCATTTTTTTCTGATTGAGTAAATGCATCACTCACGCCTTGATCCCCAGTTAATCCACCAACAAATGCATTTAATGCAGGCACGGCAGTATTTAAAATGAATGCAGTTAATCTTTCAGTCAATGGCAGCAATGCTGCGCCAATTCTTTCCTGGGCTTCATCAATTGCAATTTTAATTCTCACAAAACTTTTTTCAGTAGTCTGCGCTTCATTGGCAGCAAATCCACCAAATGTGCCTGTTAATTGTTTAAAGATGTCATTGAAATTTCCTGATTTTAATGTGGATGCATCAATGCCTAAACCCAACCTGCCTAGTGATGCTGCATTGCCATCATAAGCCTTGCCCAATGCATTTGCGACATCTGAAAGTGGCTTTGATGTTGCACTTGAAATGTCCAACGCCAAATTTAATAAATCCTGAGCGGCTTGCACATCATTTGTTGAGCGGGCTAATCTGCTAAATGCTGGGCGCAATTCATCATCAGTCACGCCAATGGCAATTGATGTTTTATCAATATATTGACCAACCGCTGCAATTTGTGCAGTAGTTGCATTTGTAGTTTTCTGCAATGTTTCGGTCAGTTTCCTTTGTGCGCCTTCATCCGCTGCGGCATTCTGCACTGATTTAAGGGCAAATGCTCCAATGGCTGCACCAGCGGCTGCAAATGCCAGTGCAGCCTTTTTGCCAAAATCAGTTAATTGATCGCCAAATGATTCAACATTTTTTTGTGATCCTTTTAATGCATCCGCTAATTGCTTTGTTTCTGCAAGAATTGAGAGTTTGAGTGTG